TGTTTCTTTGTGAATTTTTGTTTTTGATTTGCTGCCTTTAGATTAGGGTTACCTAGATAAGTTTTATTTTCCATTTTTCTTTATCAACTTTTGTAACTCTGCTGTTGAACCTACAAACAGATTGTTTTCGACTTTATTAGGTGCCTTCTTAGTTTCTTCACCTAACTTTTTCATCTTCTCTTGTAGTTGTAAAAGTTTCTCTGTAACCTCGCCTACATTTTTTATTAATTGACCTGCGACTTCATATGTTCTAGGATGCTCAGTTTCTTTCGCAAGTGTTAATATACCATCTATGGCGTCTTGTCCTCTTTCGACAAGATTATAAAGATTTTCTCTACTGTACTTATAGTCATTAGTAATATCTTGATCCTCTTTGGGTCTAGGTATTACTGGTGTAACTTTTTCAACTTCAACTTTAGGTGCAATATCTAAAATTTCGTTGAGTTTATCCTCAACCTTTTTCATTACTTATCAGTACCAGAAACAGGATCATACTCTGCGGCGTCTTGAAAGAAAGAACGTTCTTCATTGAACCCAAAGTTATCATCAGCGTCTGCCGTTGTAGGCGTAGGCGTAACAACAATTCTTTGTTCTCTTTTCGCTACAGTTGTATTTGTATCTGTATATTGATCCACTTGTACTCTCTTAATAATTTTTTGATTTTGTACAGGACCATATAGATAAATTTTTGCTGTAAAGTTTATAGTATATAATATAACTCGTCTTTCTACAAAGGTACCTTCATATGTATCTTCGTAACCTACATCATTTAAAACAATAGGTACGTCTCTTACGATATCAAGTGTAGGTAACACATTTAGAGTTACAGTATAATCTGGTTGAAACGTAGGTAATATTTGTTCGACTATCTGTAATGCGTCTTCACTATTTTTTGCCATTGCAAATAAACTAAAACCTACATTATATGGTACAGGCATGTAAGTTGATTGTAATGACTTACTATCTGCACCTTTTACTTTTTTAAATTTTTGTATTCTGTTTAACTTTCTAGCAGGATCGTATTGTAGTGTAGTCATTTCGAATCCTATTCTAGGTAAAGTTAAAGCAGTTGTAGCAGGATTGTCAGCACTTCTTGCTGAGTCCTGTTCTATTCTTGTTAAAAACTTTTGCTTTGGTCCATACGCCAAAGGCACTTTCATTTTTTGTATTGTTTTACCTGAACTGTTTTTACGATAAACATATAAGTCATTGAATAAAGTACCAAACGCAACAACGGTCTTTCGTATCAATTCATGGTATTGAGCATCCTTAAACATTTTTTATCTCCTATTTTCTGACATCACCAAAAGGATTTCTTTCTGAGAAATCAAATATGTCATTATCTGAATCAAAGTCATCTAATCCTGCGGCCGTGTCAAACGATTTGTTATCACCGTAGTTTGTATCAGACGCCATGTTTTCTGTTACGGCATCCTCAAGTATTATATATTCTAGATAGTTAGGGTCATCTTCAAGTATCACATTATCACCATCAGTTTCATCAACGATTGTGTCGCCTGCCTCAGATAATAATGCTTGTATATCACCTGTAATACTTTCTGATAGTAATGCACCTGAACTTGTTGTACCACTCTCTAGAGTAATTTGATTTTCTAAAACGTCTTGCGTTATAGCGTCTAGTTTGTCATCAATATCAAGAACACCTGTCTCAACACTTTCTGAACTGTATTCCCAAGCAGAACATTTTAATTTGAAGATAGGCAGATCATTAATCTGATACATTGGATCCTCATCTTCAACATAATCTACTTGCCAAAACTTTTTAAACAAAGGCATCCATATAATGTCACCTTCTCTAGGTCTGTTTATTGATAATGTATTGGAATCATTATCTACTAATATTTCGAATTGTCTTCTCGAAACAACGAAAGTTAATTCGTCTCTTATTTCAAGACCAAACTTTCCTATTAAATCACCTTGACCTGCAAAACCATTTACATCTTCTACATACATTTCTATAGAGTATGCGTCAGTAAATTTATCTGTAGTATTTCCTAATATATCATCTTGCGATATATTCTCTCTTGGCATATAATAAACATCATTGCCAAAAACTTTTAATTGTTCTATGATTAAATCTTCGTATAGATTTTTTTCTGCATGTGTACCATGACTGAAATAAGTATTTCGCATAGCACTATCCTACCATATAGTTGGGTGGTAACTCATAAGAGAGTTGTATTTGTTCTTCTAATTTTTGTATTTCTTCTAACGCTTGTGTGTAAATTTGTTCACCGTTCATTTGCACACCACCTAACATTGCAACACCTTGAAACTTAATTAAGTTAGAACCCCATTGTCTTTTTACTAACTGTATAAGATATTTTTTTAAAAAGATATCATCAAATACATCTGTAAAAGTAGAACCGTCTAACTTACGATAACACTCAATTACAATATAATCACCTGCTGATACATCATTTTGCCAATCCATATCAATGTATAATCTATTCTTATGTTGATTAAATCTTAATGGTCTTTCTCCTACAAGTATATGATCTAATAAATCTAAATGTCTTAGTGTCATATCATAGTGTATAATACTTGTTGATGAAAAATCATACAAATCATTTAATCTTAATTGATATCTAACATCAAATAAATTTAATGCCGCCTTATCTGTAAAAGGAAATATTTTTATTACTGACATAACGTTAGAGGGCATAGGTATATAATTTTTGCCTTCTTTAAAACTTGCTGTAACTGTACTGTCTGCCGTATCTGTTACAGTTGTTATTGTCTCGTCTGATCTTGCTCTTGTAATATCGTCTGCTGTGACTTGATATTTAAGATACATTCTTTCCGTACCATCATAATGATATTGAGCAAAATATTGTAATGCTTCATCAATACGATCTTCTACCTGATCATCTTCTACGTTTATCTCAATAACAGGTTTACCTAATGCTCTTAGGGCATACTGTTTAAGTGTTTCTCTTGTTGTAATCGGGTTATTCTGTGCCATGTTATAGTCCTTATCTGACTATTTATATTAACCTAATGCTATCGCTTGTGCAATTGCAAAAGAAGATGACGCTTTTGCGTCTAATTGTGATTGTACGTTACTCGAAACACCGTCTAAATGTCCTATTTCTGTTGATGTAACCGCACTTACAGATACATCTCCACTACCGTTTGATACTAACGCTCTTGAATTTGTAAGATTTTCCATCTTACTAAATGCGATTGCGGCACTAGATTTGATGTCTGCGTTTACGATATTTGTAATTGTATTGTTATCACTATCAATACTTTTGTTTGTTAAAGTATCAGTAGTTGCTTTACCTACTAATGTATCAGTTGCATTAGGTAAAGATATTGTTCTATCTGCTGTTGGATCTACTACTGTTAAGGTTGTTTCAAAACTATCGTTTGTTGCACCTTCAAATATCATTACAGCGTCTTCAAGTAAAGTTAATGATGTGCCAACAGTTGGTGTATTAATAATAGGACTTGTAAGTGTTTTATTTGTTAATGTATTAGAACCTGCTAGAGTTGCAAAACTATCACTTTGTAATGCACTATTAAATTCTGCAACAGAACCTGTTATTGTGTTGTTTGCTAAATCAATATTTTTATTTGTAAGTGTTTCTGAACCTGTTGTTGATACTAGAGTTGCATTTGAAACTGCTGTGTTAAATTGTGCAAGTGTGCCTGTTAGTGTATTGTTTGCAATATTAATAGATTTATTTGTTAGTGTATCAGTTGTTGCCTTACCTACTAATGTGTCACTTGCGTCTGGTATTGTAACTGTTCTATCTGCTGTTGGATCTGTGATTGCAAGAGTTGTTTCAAAACTGTTAGCAGTTGAACCTTCAAAAGTAATATTCTGTGAGAAGATACCTGCTGATGTAACCTCTGATAAGTTACCTGTTGTAATGACTGTACCTGAAACGTTAGGAAAAGTAATTGTTCTATCTGCTGTTGGGTCTGTAACTGCAAGAGTTGTCTCGAAACTATCTGCTGTACTACCTTCAAATACAATAGTAGGACTATTAATTGTAGGTGTATTAATTGTAGGACTTGTTAATGTTTTATTTGTTAATGTTGCGGTTGACGCTGTTGAAACTAAATCAACATCACCACCTGTACTTGGTAGTGTTAAAGTATTTGAAGCAGCCTCAGAATGTGGTGCTGCCTGTAGTGTTTGTGCATGAGCATTTCCAGATTCACAATAAAAATTAATTTTAGACCTAGTGCCAGAGTTTTTTAAATCAATAATACCACTTTGTATATCTACATTACCATCTAATCTTACAACACCTGAACCATTAGGTGTGATTGCAATGTTTCTGTTTGAAGCAGATACGATAGCACTTGTCTCTACATCTAAATCACCACCTAAACTAGGTGAGCTATCATCTGAAACATTTGATAAACCGGCACCCGAAGCAGCAGTTGCTGATATGAATGATAAGTTACCTGAACCATCAGTTGCAAGTAGTTGATTTGCGTCACCATCATTTACTGGTAAAGTTAATGTAA